CTTACTACTAATGGTACTGGTTCGTACACAGGTACATGTAACGTATTAGTTAATACCTACACCGCGGATACTTATACAGATTCACATAATTTAATAGTTGCTACGTTTAGATCAAGAGGTATTTCTCAATACAACGATAATAATAATCCAACCTATCAGGTTACAGGAACTACTGATGTTGTAATGTTAGATAATTTGGATGGTATTTCACAGGATCCTTTTGGTAACTTCACACTTTCAGGTATTACGAAAGATTCCACCACATTCAGTTTCCAAACTTCTTTACAATCATCTTCAACAGATTTCTTGTCCAAAGTATTTGGAAGATCAAACTTTGCAAAAGACAGAACTGAGGTTCCCCTTTTCTTGGAGGAAGAATACACCGCACTTTTGGCTAATCTTTACAACTTGGGTAAAGTAAGAGGTCTCTCTACAGATTTAGTTGCGTTTGATTCTGCACAAAGTTTAGATCCTGACACAATTGGATGGTATGCTGAACAATACCAAACACCATCAACACCTTATTTGGTTTCAGAACTTCGTGGTGATACTGTTGAAAGATTGTTCAGGTTTATCTCAATCTCTGACGGTAATAATGCAAACAAACAAATTAAGATTTCGGTTTCTAATATTTCTTTCGCAAATAATAACTTTGATCTTTTGGTCCGTGACTTCTACGACACAGACGAAAATCCAACTGTTCTTGAGAGATTTGCAAACTGTACAATGGATGCTACAAGTCCAAGTTACATAGCTATTAAAGTTGGAACCGCAAATGGTGAATATGAGTTGAAGTCAAAATATATCATGTTGGAAATCGTTGAAGGTCATCCATATGATGCACTTCCTTGTGGTTTTGAGGGTTACATCTCAAGAAACTACTCAACAAACATCTCACCATCTTTAATTTATAAGACTCAATACTACACACCGGGTCAAGTTGTTTATACACCTCCGTTCAACACACCAGTTCTTACCGCATCAGGTGGAGCATCAAGTGTTAGAAGTTCAGGTGACAAAGTTAGAAGAACATATCTCGGTATTTCAAATATTCAAGGATTTGATGCTGACTTCTTCTCATACAAAGGTAAAGTTTTACCTGATAATATTGCAACTGACACAACATCTGCTGATTGGAACTACCTCACACAAGGTTTCCACATGGACATTAACGCAAGTGCAATTACTATCCCAAGCACTTATGTTACTTCGGGTCAGACAGCTTACCAGTGTGGAACCGCAACATTCCAAGCAGAACCAACTTCATCTACAAGTCCTTACTACAAAATTTTCTCTCGTAAATTCACTATTTTACCAGCAGGAGGTTTTGACGGATGGGACATCTATAGAGAATACAGAACAAATGCGGATTCTTACCAACTCGGGGATACAAAATACTTACTCGGAGCAGCACCATCAGCACAGTTCCCAAATGCGTCAGGATGGGGAGCATTTAAGAAAATTACAGACGGTGAAAATACAGAGTGGGCAAACACCGACTACTACGCATATCTCAAAGGGTTCCAAACATTTAACAACCCAGCGTCAGTTAATATCAATGTGTTTGTAACTCCTGGTATTGATTATGTAAATAACTTGGCTCTCGTTCAGGACGCTATTGATATCGTCGAACAAGACAGAGCTGACTCAATTTACATCACAACCACACCTGACTTTAACATGTTTGTTTCTTCAACTTCAGATCCTGACGACAACATCTATCCTACAGATGCTGTCAATAATCTTGAAGATAGTGAAATTGATTCAAACTACACCGCAACTTACTATCCTTGGATCTTGGTTAGAGACACCGTTAATAACACAAACCTCTGGATTCCACCTACATCTGAAGTTGTTAGAAACCTTGCTCTTACAGACAACATCGCGTTCCCTTGGTTCGCATCGGCAGGTTACTCAAGAGGTTTGGTCAATGCAGTTAAAGCGAGAAGAAAACTCACACAAGAAGATAGAGACATTCTTTATCAAGGAAGACTTAACCCAATTGCAACCTTCTCTGATGTTGGACCTGTAATTTGGGGTAACAAAACTCTTCAAGTCCGTGAATCTGCGTTGGATAGAATCAATGTAAGAAGATTGTTATTACAAGCAAGAAAGTTGATTTCTGCTGTCGCGGTAAGACTCCTCTTCGAACAGAACGACCAACAAGTCAGACAAGATTTCTTGGATGCGGTCAATCCAATCCTTGATGGAATCAGAAGAGATAGAGGTTTGACAGACTTCCGTGTGACAGTTTCTTCTTCACCTGAAGACATAGACAGAAACCAATTAACCGGTAAGATTTATATCAAACCAACAAGATCTCTTGAATTCATTGATATTGAATTTGTAATTACTCCGACAGGAGCTTCTTTTGAAAATATCTAAATAACTTTAAAAAAGGGGGAGAGTAAAATCTCCCCCTTTCTACTATTACTATGGAATTACTAAAGAGAATTGTAAAAGAATATTTGGAAGAAAAACTTCTTTCAGAAGGTTTTAATGACGATGTAAATCCCGACTCTAAATACTACGCTTTCGATTGGGATGATAATATTGTTTATATGCCAACAAAAATTATCATTATGACGGAAGATGGAAGGGAAGTGGGTATGGGATCGGAGGACTTTGCAAAATACAGAGAAATGATTGGTAAGGAGCCATTTATTTATCACGGACACACTATAGTAGGTTTTGCTGACCAACCATTTAGACATTTCACAGTAAAAGGTGACAAACAATTTATTATTGATGCTCTATCAGCACCACCGGGTCCATCATGGAAAGATTTTGTAGAATGTTTGAATGGTGGATCAATTTTTTCTATAATCACAGCAAGAGGTCACTCACCACAAACATTAAAAGAGGCATGTAAAAACTATCTTTTAATGAACTATAATGGTGTAAATGGAAATGTTTGTTATGAAAACCTTAAAAAATATAGAGATTTAACAGGTGAAGAATCCAACCTTTCTAAAAATCAACTTATAGACGAATACCTTGATTTATGTAAGTTTTATCCTGTAACATACGGAGAAGGATCTCTTCAGAATCCCGAACAAGGAAAAATCAAAGCATTAAAAGAATTTATAGGTTACGTAAAACAAATGTCGGAGAGTTTACAAGAAAGAGCTTTCTTCAAAAACGATGTTAAAAATTATTTTGTACCACAAATAGGTTTTTCTGATGATGACATCAAAAATATAGAAAAAATCAAAGGATTTTTAGATAAAGAATATCCAGAAGAAAGCCCGGTTAAAGTATTTCAAACAACCGGAGGAGAAAAAAAAGAAATAAAATAAAAAACTAGAGTATTTATAATAAAAATAAAACTAGTGTAAGAACTAGATAAGAAATAAAATAAACTGAATAAAAGTAAATAGAAAAATATGGCAGACTTACTAATGAAAATGCCGGTTCCTTATGAACCAAAAAGGAAAAATAGATTTATTTTAAGATTTCCATCATCGTTGGGTATTAACGAGTGGTTTGTAGAATCTACATCACGACCACAAATTTCGATAAATCCAACAGAAATTCCATTTTTGAACACATCTACTTATGTAGCTGGAAGGTTCAACTGGAACACAATCAATGTTACATTTAGAGACCCAATTGGACCATCCGCCGCTCAGGCACTTATGGAATGGGTAAGACTCCACGCAGAATCCGTCACAGGTCGTATGGGTTATGCTGCGGGTTATAAAAAGGATATTGACCTTGAACTCCTTGATCCAACCGGCGTGGTTGTTGAAAAGTGGATTCTTCAAGGAACATTCCTAACTGATGTGAATTTTGACAGTTTGGGATACAGTGATGACGCTCTTGCTACTATCACAGCTACATTGCGTCCCGATAGATGTATCCTCGTCTACTAAACTACCGATAAAACATCGGTAATTGATATTGACTTAATAGTATTTCAGTTTATTTTAACCTCGGGACTATATCCCGAGGTTTTTTATTATGGATAATTCTAAAATATACGGTCAAGACAATTTTAATTTACCACACGATGTGGTTCCATTACCTTCACAAGGTAAGTTTTATCCTTCAGGAAAGAAAAGTTTAAAGGTTGGTTATTTAACCGCTTCAGATGAAAATCTTTTAATGAGTCAAAACTTAAAAGAAGTTAATACACTTATTACGAGCTTATTAAGAAGTAAAATTTATGAACCCGACATTTCACCAGAACAGTTGTTGGAAGGGGACGCCGAGGCGATATTGGTTTTTTTAAGAAATACCGCTTTTGGGTCTCAATACAAAATCAAAACTACGGACCCCAAAACCAAACAAGTTTTTGATGTTGAAATAAATTTGGATGAATTAAATTTTAAAAAACTTGAAAAAGAACCTGATAGTAATGGACATTATACAATCAAATTACCAAAATCAGGAAATGAAGTAAAAGTAAAACTTTTAACATTGGGAGATCAAATTAATTTGAGAAAAATTCGAGATTCGTATCCTCAAGGTATGGTTGCACCTGTTGTTACCAAAAGATTGGAGATGAATATTGTTGCAATTGACGGTGTTGATGACAGAAATGAAATTTCAAGGTTTGTATCTAACTTACCAATCGCGGATTCCAAGTTTTTGAGACAAGAATTAGAAGAATTAGAACCAAGATTGGATCTTAAACAACGAATATTAGCCCCGTCTGGTGAAGAGGTACATGTAAATGTAGCCTTTGGGGCTGAATTTTTTCGTCCTTTCTTCTGAATATAAGCAAATACAACTTAAGGAATTTTACTATTTGGTAAGAAATACTGCAATTACTTACCAAGACTTGATGATTATGCCTGTTTATGAGAGGAAATTTATGATAAAAGAACTATCAGAAGAGTTTGAAAGAGTCAACGAGAAGAGAAGACAAAAATCATAAATTACAAAATCATCTATTTATAAAATAAAAAATAGATGGCTTATAGTTCGCTGAGTTTTGGTAATAGTATTTCTGATATATTCAGAAAACACAATATTGTCAAAAACCTATCTCCATATACCGTAGAAGGGACTTTCTCAACACAAGTGAATGGAGAAAACGGAGTATTTCCAATCAATTTAAGGGATTCTGCTGTTAAAAATTCACAAGAACTACTCAAGTTATACCCCGATTATTTAGAAAAACAATACCTACTTAATTTTTTTGGACCGAGTGATGGATTTGGTCAACCAATATCAATACAAGATATACAAAACATCATTAATAATAGGGACACATATTATACCTTTGTTGCATCTTTTTATTCACTTCAAAATATTGTTCTTCAAACTAATCCATTTGGGTCTGATGGATCACTCTCTAATGATTCAAAATTAGCTCAAGTCTCCGCTGAAATACTTAAACAACAATTTCAATACAGGATTGGACAAGAAATTAGAGAAGAGACCTTCGGTAGAATCAATCTTTTAGACGCTCTATCTGATCCTTATGAGGCAACGGCGTTACTAACAGGTAATAGAACCTTAATTGAAAAAAATTGGCAAATTTCACAACCTGACAACTTGGTTGGAAAAGGGTTGGATCTTGTTTCAAGAATTACAGGGGTATATAGTCCTTATTCTTGGATTCCTGGTGATTATTTTGATGATTCCACACCCGTAACAGCCAATGAACAAACAACGGTTGGAGGTAGAATAGTAAATGACTTAAGACAGGCGATTTCTTCAGTAATTGGTTTTGGTAGACCCGAATTAGATCCATCATATAACTTTTTACAAAACACAGGTGGAGGGCAAAAATCCACTTTATTTAGAAATCTAGAATTCAACAAATATAGACCTGAATACAGGAGTTCACAAGTTCAAGCCGCTCAAACTTTATTAGGTCAAGGTATTCAATCAATAGCCGAACTTGGAAGGGCTTTAGGAGGGACACAACCGCCTGCAGGTCAATACTATTTAGGAACACAACAAACACCAATCCCAAATCTTGTTGCACCACCAAACGACCAACCATCAGGTATGGACGGGGTTCCTGTGTATGGATATAGTATTTTAGGTATTACATATGAAGGTGAGGGATTAGACCAAACCTTTAAGTTTGGGCTAGGTGGACGATCATACTACAATCAAGGTGATTTACAAGGAGGATTTTCTTGGGTGGGGTCAAATCAAACAGGACCTGGTGTTTTTGTAGGACCAAACGGAACTACATTCGGAGGAGGTGCGTCTTCCACTTTTGGGGGTACTGTATCTGAAGGATTTGCTTTTACC